GGTGTCAGCCGCAATTTTGGCGCCTGTAACTGCGCCGTCAACGATTGACGCTGTGTCTACAGCATCGTCTGCCAGCTCTGACGCTGTAACGGCATCAGCTGCAATGTTTGCAGCCGTAATGGTATCAGCTGCCAGCTTGGCGCCTGTAATGGTACCGTCACCGATAGCAACAGCTGCAATTGCGTCATCGGCTAACTGGTCCGCCCCAATCGCGTTGTCCGCAATCTGCGTTGCTGTAATGCTGGCATCAGCAATTTTGACGCCAGGGATGGTGCCATCGTCAATTAAATCGCTAACAGCTTTTTCGACCAGCCCTTTGGTCGTAACGCGGCGCGATTCGCTGGCAGAATAGTCTGCAACCGCAAGGTCATCATTAGCCTCTAGATCTTCTGGCAACAGAACGGGAAGCTCTGAGATCTTCAGATCAGCCATGCCTCGGCATTACAACGGTGTTGCTCTAGTCTAATGAGTCAGTCTTGCTGTTCTAGCTCTAGGTATCCTGACTGATTCGCCTCCAGCCTGATGCGGTCACCTTGCTCCTGCAGCAAGTAGTTAGTTGTGTACCTAGTGCGCAGCTTGATCTCGCCTGTAGTCACGAAGTCAACTGTAGCCTCAATCGGCTCATCTGGAATAAATGACATACCGACATTGGTAATGCGTCCAGTAAACTCATACCAGACTTCATCATCAAAATCATCGACGGTTCCGCCTGGCTTACGGCCACGACCAACAAGGGTTAGCTTTGCCCATAGCTCGCTGCCGGTGCGTGTACGCAGGATCAATTGGTTTAGGTAGATCGGCATTTCAACGCCGCTTTGCAGCGATGAATCATCACTGCGGCGTTCGTAGTCAAAGAAGCAAACCAGCCGCCCGCTACCACTGATCAGCCCAGAGTAACTGCGCTTGAACTCATCGGATAATGCCGTTGCATCAATGACGTCACGTTCTGTGTTCAATTCATAGCTACGCACTTGACCCAGCATCCGCTCATTGCTGTTGCGTACTTGAACCGAGATCGGCACATCTCGACCTGGATCGACTAGATCAATACGGCCCGTGGTTTCACCCGCAATGGCTTCATCGAATGTGCTGTAAAGCCTGATGGCGCCAATCTCATCAACATACAAGTAAAAAATCCCGTCCCTGTAAACCTGAGCCGTTGGCCAACCGCTTGCGGCAACAAATGACAGCAAGCTGCCATCTGTTGTTTTGATTTCCGCTTGATCGCCGGTAATTAACAGCCCAGTTGGATAGTCAAAACTGAATCGGTCTTTGGACGGGTTAACGTCAGACTGCTTTACCGTGCCGGTAATCGGCTCATCTGCGCTTGTGCGCCGCAGCTCAACTTTGCCGATTTCACCTAAAAGAACTGCCATGCGTCAAAGGCTTGTAAATGAAACATCACCCTTATTGGTAAATGTCACGGCGGCGGTCATGATTTCGCCGACGCTGCACGTAATCGTTGCATTAGTAATAAAAGCGCTGAATGCAATGCCTTTGCTGCCCCAATCAAAACGAACGGTTGCTGCAGAAGGCACACCTGTTTGAATTAAGTTATCTAGCATTTTTGCCAATCTTTGATTGTCGTCGTGATACATAATTGTTGCGCTACCGCTATAGCTCTTCAGTCCTGCGACGTTATTAACCGTATCGTCACCAAGCTCTGTCGCATCCAGTACCGCCATTGACGCTTCCAGCGACCAATTCTTGACCTTAGTTTGGGTGTCACCGTCAAAGGTGATCGAACCGTCCCGGCCTGTATAGGTAGCCATGGCTAAAGCAAAGGGGCATTGTCTCTATCCTAGCCATCTAGGACGCCAACGAATTGACAGCTTACGTCACTGCGCCCACCAATGCTGTTTTCTACGGTTGGTGGTTCTGCGTAACGCCAGCGCAGGCCAGACCCATTCGCTTCGCGCAGATACCGAGCCAGGTCGCTACTTGCCCCAGATGCGCCAGTTGAATTTGTAAATGTTGCGTAATTCCAGTCTTTATTGACAGCTTCATAATTTGCCAATATCAAAGCAGCATTATCGTCTGTAATGTTGCGAAACTCAAGCGTTAGCGATGCATCGAAGCGTCGATTGCCGTATCTCAGCACAGTCAATGCGCCATTCTGTGCGCGAAACTCGGTCTGTGGGTAACGGCCAGGCGAATAAGAGCGTGATGCTGGCTTGATGTCTGGAAATGGTATTGCCCTTGCCATCAGTAAGCAACCTCCACGAATTGACTGGGATCCCAGTTCAGCAATTCCAGCGTACCAGTTGCAGTTAGCGGCACATGGCTGCCTGAAATCTCAACGAGTCCATCTTCGCTGTAAGAGATTGACTCAGCCTTGTAAACTCGGTCAGTCGTCGTTGAATTGCGCAGTGTAAATACAGTACCGCGCAGCTGATTTTGAGTTGTGCGATTATTGCTTACGTCAAGCGTCGTTTCGCGCACGCCGACAGTTCCTGGCGTCCAAAAGTAAACAGGATAGCTGCCGTCCGCAAGATTCTGCGAAACGATAATGCCATCTTCGGTAATGCTGCCATTGTTAAACCTTGATGTGTGCGTAGCTTCACTGACCAATCGGAAATACTCACCAGGATTCAAGCCCATCGCCGCCTGTGGTGTGGTTTCAAACTTCAAGCCATGGTCCACTTCCTTTCTTGTTTTAAGCGCATAGTATGCAAACTTTCGAGCGTGATCTTCTGTTGTGCAGAATCCGCTCATGTCAAATGTTTCAACAGGATCAGAGTCCGGCCTATTCTTAAAGTTGATTTCCAGTGTGCGCTTTTGCGGGAATCCATTAGGCGTATCTTGCCGCCATAAGCAAACAGCCTTGAACAGCTGGCGTTCTTCAGGAGATAGAAAGCTCACCTGCAGATTGCGTATGTTGCCATCAGTAAACAATGCTCTGACATCTGGTTTAGTGTCTGGCGATAGTGATGGCACTGCTGGGTACAAACTGAATCGACCGCCGATAATGGTAAAATCCAGCAAGCAATAACCAGCATTTTCAAAGATAAATTCACGCAGGTTCTGACGTTCTGATATTACGCCATCCCATCTAAATCCGTTGTCTCTGTTAAATAGCGCTGATACAGTCATGCGACTGCGATCAACCTGATCAGCACCGATCAATGAACCAGCACCCAAGTTTTCGTCTGTCAGCAGCGCATAGGCGATTTCAGGGAATAGATTTGTTGACCCACGGCCTGATGTAACAAGTTTTTCAACTTCAATGCCACGCTTGATAAATGCAGAAAACTGATCAAAGCTAGACCATTCTTTGCTGTTTTGAATACGAATACCGGCTATTGCTAGATCCGCATAAGACGCAGCTTTGCTGTTTAGCGTAAGCTCGTTAATATACGCGATCTCGTGCTCTGGCCCATCCAAATGGCTGCTACTTTCTTGATCGTAGACAACATAATCAGCGATAGCGTCATAAATCAATCTCCAGTCTTCGGCATCAGTGCCTGGACCCAGCAACCATTCGCGATTATAAACATCATCAACGGTAAGCGCAACGCGGCGACCTTCATACACCAGTGGGCCAAGCGTTGCGCGAGTGCCTGGCTCAAAGATATTAATCGGCTTTTGCTTCTCAACATAAAAGCGCCTAATCGCATTTCCTGGATATGGCTTCATTCGATATTCCCACAACGTTGCGTTATCGTGATAAACCCGAATACTATTGTATTGCGCCTGAGGTGTGTTGCCTTTGACCGCAAAAATCTCACCGCTGACAACATCAGCCCAAGACGTATTTGACCCGGCCTTTCGTCTTTGAAGCCGGAAAAAACTATATCGTGTGATGTATTTGCTGATTGAACCTAACGCAAAACCGCCTCCGTCTTCTTCAAAGTCTTCAATTACGTTGTCGCCAGGATATGCATTGACATTAGCGAAGCCATCAATACGGCGCCATACGATTGATTTAATCCCGATCTCTATTGCATCACATGGCCGCGAGCATGTAATTGTTGCGACTGCTGCGCGTTGAATTAATAATCGGTCTGAACTGCTATAGCGATCAAAAATGTTAGCGCGTTGCAGCGCTTTCCTGCCCTCAGTCCACTTGAATGTGTAGTATTTGGTGATTCCGATTCGCCATGGTTCAGATAAATTGATGTTTGTGCAAACAGCGAGTCCGGTTCCCGCTAAGTAAAGCTCACCGACACTGATATTGTTATCAGCTGTTACGCGTGCAGATTCAACAGCTGAACGTACATCTTCTGTACCCCATGGCCTAAAACCCTCTCCATTGTCCGTCGATTCATTTATCTCGTAACGTATCAATTGCGAAGTAATCGAAGTAACTGCTGCTCTGCGGGGGAATGTTTCACCATAAACTTTGCTGCGTTTTGTTCTTGCGTCTTCCCTTACGCTTTTGCCTGCGCCATCAGGTACCGGCACAACCTCATAGCCAACCCGATACTGCATACCGTTTGGCATTGGAGCATAGTTACCAAATTGCGATTGAGTTGATGGTGTGCGCGAACCGCTAAATAGCGGCTCATAGCGCTGTGTTGGATCCCAGTAAACAGAAAATACATCAACGCTGCCGGACAACGGCGTTAGCGTGC